GGCAGCCTTTCGGGGTTGTGATGGTAGGCGATGTTTGCGAGTAGTTTCATGCTCAAAAAGTTACAACGAATTTTTCAGGCGAAGGCCAGCCGGGGTTGGAATCAAAGACCTTGGTGTCGGGTTTCTTTCCTATCCAATGCTCGGCTTGATAGCGTTGTTCACGTACTGGTTCGCCCAGTTCTTTAATGTGGGAGGATTTGGCCCACCAAAAGTTTCCAGCAAAGTAGGGGTAGCCGTCGGGGTTGTTTTGGTCAGCCATTTGAGGGAACTGCTCCTTGGTAATCCAATGGCAGCCGACTGCATCCACGCCTTCGAGCATTTGCATGGACCGCTCCCAAGCAACCACGTTGAAGAACAGCATGGACCTGCCCCAAAGTTGCTTGACAAGGGATGGGTCGCTTGCCCCCTTCGTGTGGGCGTACAAGTACACGGCTTCTTCCTCTTGGCTTGCCTTGTACATCTCGGTCAGGGTCGCCTGCTCCCAAGCGTTGGTCCGGGTTACCACGACCTTGACCTTATCGGCCACCATCGAGTTCTCCAGCACGTCCTTGACCGCCTTGCGTTGTTCGGGTGGACCGACGATGCCGACACGAATCTCATCCAAGACATTGATGAGGCCGTAATTGCACACGGCCATCATGTGCTGGTTGAGTATCAACTGCCAGTTCCCTCCGCAGTAGATGTGATAGTAGTGAACGACTTTCATACTAATCCATCCAAACACCATCATGCGTCAAATGCCAAAAGCGATGCCTAATGACTTGAAGGATTAAGCCAAGCAGCGAGTTAGCGTAGTAAACGCCAGCCTCGCAATGCAGTTCAAATTTGTAATGTTTGTTCATTGAAGCAGCAGGGTTAGAAGGGTGATGATGAAGAAAACGGCTGCAACCGTCTTCCCGATTTCGATGATCAGGTCAAGGATGCGTTCGGGGTTCATGCCTCAAAGTTAAACCACAACATACTTCCCTGAGTTGCTTACTCTTAACTTGTTGAGAGCCACATACCGCATCGCATCGCAGGCGTGGTTGAAGGAGTCAATCGGGATCCCCGTGTTCTTGCCCTCCTTATCCGTCGCCCAAGTGTAGGACCGCAGTTCCTTGATGAGGTTGGTCGAGTCCTTGGTAACCTGCAATTTAAAGCGCTTCAAGATGTCGATGCCGTTCCGAACCGAGTCGGGTCCCTTTTCTGCCGGCTTGATGTTGAATCCAAGTCGGTAGATTTCCTCGATGCTCTTGGGTTCTGCTGAATCCGCCACGATTTCCCAAGCCCTTGTGATGCCCAAGGACCGCAACTTGTCTGCGATGTCTTGGTTGGTCAGGCCCGTGGAGTAGAGTAGTTCCTGAATCAGCAGGCAGTCCCCTTGGCGGTAGATAGCGACCAAGGCCGTAGGGTCGTTGCTAAAGCCCCAGTCAAGCCCAAGGGCGACGAATTTCGCACGGCTGACATCTATACCCTCCACGACCTCGAAGTCCTCGTATATCGCACCCTGAAGCGTCCCGACTTGACCGAGGCCGTAGACCTTCCACCAGTTCGCCCAATAGGCTGACGTTTCGGCTTTGGTGCGGTTCAGTTCGATATCCCTCTTGATGGTATCAGGCAGAGCCTCGTTGTCGTTGTAGGTTAGGATTATCAGTTCTGCATCCTGTTCGGGCAGGACCTCCGTATGCGCCCAAAATTCGTGGGTCGGGTTGAAGTCGATGTAGATGGCCTCGCTGGTACGAATGGCGAGTTGGTAGTAGGACTCGAAGTCGATGTTGTTCGCCTCGTTGATGTAAACGACCTGCCTCCTTGCCCCTCGGAGCCGTGCCTCGGAATCAGCCGAGAAGAACTCGATGACCGAGCCGTTGGCGAAGTTGTAGGTCAGCAGGGTCTTGTTCCATCGGTCTGCGACCCATCGGCCCGTCCATTGCATGACCTTCGCAAAGTCCTTGATTGCTCCCCTCCGTAGGTGGGGGATGGATTCGGACACTACCGAAATCTCGGTTTTGTTCTTTGCTGCAATGTCTATGAGGACCGCAAGGATGGCGAGGGTCTTGCCTGCACTTGTGCCTCCTTGGATGACCTTCTTCCGGGCCGTCATCCGACGGATTCGGCTGATGGCGGTCGTGTACTTAAAGTCCATCCCCAAAAAGGGGTTGCTCGATGTGGACCGTGTTCTCCTGCTTGTCAACCAAGCCAAGCAGACGAGAGGCAATGTTGGCCGAGTAAACCCCGGCACTTGAACCCTCCAGCATATCCTTGTCGCAGGTCAGCCTTATGCGTGTAATGATTGATAAGAATTCCTTGTGATGGTCGCTATCTCCATTTCGATACTGCGATAGATTATGGCAAACCCCATTCTCTGCGAGGTATCCCTCAAAGCCACGAAAGGTAATTGGACGCTCTTTGTCCCGGTAAACCATGTTCCCATCCTTGCCGACATAGTCCTGCACCCGGTAAGGGTTGGCCTTGTTCTCGGCTCGGTATCGTTCAAACGCCTCCCATAGTTCTTCGGGGGTATTCCAAATTGGGGGTCGGCCTGCCATTAGTATTCGATTTTGTCGATTAGGTCGCTTATCTTGTTTACGATTTTGATTTTCACTTCGTACTGGTTCGGGGCATTGGACTCATCCACCGCTCCGATGCAGTCGCATAGGGTGGTGATGACCATCATCAGCGAGTCCATCCGAGCCTGCACTTGGGCTTCTTCGTTATCCTTCGCCTTCGAGTTCGCCAAGTTCTCGGAGTTTATTCCTGCTCCATGATAAAGCCGACTTGCCACCCCACAGGAGGTAACTGATGTAACCGCAGTCCGATGTGTCGTCAGCGTTGTCGTAGTAGGTTTCAGCACGGGACAGGTAGGAGTGCATCCGCTTAATGGTTTCAACCGATATGGCTTCCCCGCTGGCTAACTGCTGCGCCCTGACCTTGCCCGTCTGGGTGGCACACTTGTTCCCGTTCCGCTCGTTGAGTTCTATGCCTCGCTTGGCATTGGCCCTAATCTCTTGGCCGTAGTCCGAATAAGACTCGAACTGCTGCCTTTTGTGATTCTCCCACGTTGAGCCACAAACCGCAAGCCGTTGAGCCGTATCGGGGAACTCCGTGGTCGTTGAGTTGTTGGACATGCAGCGACCGATGAAGCCTTCTCTTGACTCGTTATTGTTCGGGATTGGCAGGGGCATTCAGGGAGTGGGTTATGGTGTTTTGGTTGGACTCGGCAAACAAGTCCGCTTGTAGGTAAATGTATTGAAGGGCCGATTTTACGCAGTCAGCGCACCACCAATTCGTGGGCGGTCGTCCGTGAGCCGTGAGGATCGCTTGCAGTTCCCCAACCGCATCGGGTGGCAGTCGCATCGTTAGGGATGCCACATATTGGTCCCAATACTTCCTGTGCTTTTGGGCGATTACGAACTGGTCGTTGGTCATTTGAAGGTCCATTCTCGGAGTAGGATTGCGGTGGCAGATGAGGCAAGCCCAAGGATAGGGGCCAAGTACCATTGGCAGGTCGGCAGGGTCAGGGCAAAGCCAAGCCAAAACCCGAAGCAGGTCATACAACTAAACGGCTTCCGCTTGGCAAAGGGCAAAGCGTAGAACCAACCCGGCAGCACCCGGAACTCCACAACCGCAAGGGTCGCCAAGGCACTAATCAGGATTGGAAAAACCAGTATATCCATTGGCTTCGATTGCGGTTTTGATTTTGGCCTTGGCCTGTTCGATGGAGTAAATGATGGAGCGGTACGGGATGCCCGTTTCTCTGGACATGGCCTTCATGTTGCCCGTCTGCATCAGCAGGTTGAGCAGTTCTTTGTCGTAGGGGAACGCTCCGTCCTTGGCCCAAGAGTCCATCTCTTGCTGGGCAATAGCCCAAAGGTCGTCAAGCAGGGAGTCGTAGTCCTTGCTTAGTTCTTGGGTTTCGGGGTCAACCTCGACCCGCTCGTCGTGGTGGCGGTACTTCTTGGCGAATTGATTATTGTTGCCCCGGTACAGGTTCATTATCAGCCGAACGATGTAGAACCGCAGGTAGCCTTGGACCTGCATCTTGGTAATCTTGTCGGGGTCTTTTTCGAGCAGGATCAGGACGACCTCTTGTTCGAGGTCCTTCCAAAGCGGATTGCCCCCCGTAATGGTGAGGCAAGCCTTGCGGATTTCTCCGCTGCGATAAAGGTCAAGGATGACGTTCTCTGCGTTCACTCACGCAAAGATGGCGGGGGTTCTTCCTAATGTTGCAAAAAATCTCTCGTCCTGTTGAGAACCTGTGTACGCAGAAACTTGATGTCGGGTCTTGCCCTCATGTTTATCGCAAGGATTTCGAGGTTGTGCATGACTGTGGCGTGGTTCCTCTTAATGATACGCCCGATTTGGCAGTAGGTGTACAGGTACTCCGAGTAGGCGATGTCGGCAAAGATGCTTCGAGCAAGTACCAGTTCTTGGGTCTTGACTTCGCTCAAGATGTCATCGGGACTGACTCCGACGACCTCTGCGGTATAGCCGAGGATGGTTCGTGAGATTAGGTCCATGGTTATGCCGTCTTGGTTGAAAGTTCAATGAGTTTTTTAAGGCAGGCGAGTTCTGCTACTTCGTAGTTGTCGCCATGATACACTAAAGAGCATTGAACATAGGCATTATAGTAGGTTGGTTCGCAATCAACATCAATCTCAATGAAGGGCCTTAATCCGTGCTTCTCCCGGAACCACCTGAACGCTTGTTGGTAGAGGGGGACAATACATTCGGCTTTATCCATGTCATGCCAAAAATTATCCTGCGTAAACCATAACAAGGTTTGCCTTTCATTATACCAACCAAAACAAAGTTCATCAAACCCAAGCCCTTTGAGTGCAAGGGCTTGTTCGTAGGGGATAAATTCGTTTTTCATTGGTTTTGATTAAAACGGGTTAGG